TCCACTCGTGCGAAGTCGCGAAATTCGCAGTTTTAGTCAATGGAGATTTAATGGAACCAGTCATCAAAAGCGTGCCTGTTAAGGGCATTGAGTTAGATCCCGAAAATGTAAGAAAGCACTCTTACAAAAACCTTGAGGCAATTAAAAGTTCATTACGGAAGTTTGGTCAAGTGAAGCCGATTGTGTTGCATCAAAATATTGTGGTTGCTGGCAACGGAACTTTAATGGCTGCACAAGAATTAGGCTGGTCTGCTATTGATGTTGTTGAGTTACCTGACGACTGGAGCAAAGACAAGGTTAAGGCTTTTGCCATTGCAGATAACAGAACAGCAGAGTTAGCAAACTGGGACACCGAGTTGTTAAATGTGCAGTTAGAAGAATTAAAAGAATTTGGTTATCATCTTGAAGATGTTGGATTTAATGAACAAGATGTTGCAAATATGTTGAGATTGAACGAATTAAAAAATGGTGAAGAAATTGATCCTTTTGCTGAGTGGAAAGGAATGCCTGAGTTTGATTCTGAAGATAAAGTTGCTGCATTTAGGGTAGCGATTAGTTTTGTTTCTGAGCAAGATGCTAACGATTTTTTTGAGTTAATAGATCGACCAAAGAAAAGTGTTTTATGGTGGCCAGCAGAAGATGGTCATATTGGTTCTACTGTGAAAATGCAATATATAAATGATGGGGAATAAGTGCAACCACGCTTCCCAATATATATTCCCTCAAAGAGTCGAGCAGAGAACGGAACCACAGCCAGAGTTTTAGATGGAATGAATGTGCCTTACAAAATTGTTGTTGAAGAACAACAGTTTAATGAATACAACCAATATTTTTCTGCTGACAAACTTTTAATCCTTGACCCTGAATATCTAAAAAACTATGACACCTTTGATGATCTAGGTGACACAAAATCCAAAGGTCCAGGGGCAGCGCGAAACTTTATTTGGGATCACTCTATTTCACAAGGACATGCTTGGCATTGGGTTATAGATGACAACATTTCTTTATTCGCACGATTACATAAAAATCAAAGAATCCCTGTTGGTGACGGAACAATATTTCACGCTATGGAAGAATTTGTGTTGCGTTACAAAAATATTGCTATGGCTGGTCCTCAGTATTGGATGTTTGCCCCAAGTCGAGCACAACTGCCACCTTTTGTTGTTGGCACTCGTATTTATTCTTGTAATCTAATTAGAAATGATGTGCCTTTTAGATGGCGTGGCAGATACAACGAGGACACCGATCTCTCTTTAAGAATGTTAAAAGACAATTGGCAAACTGTGCAATTTAATGCTTTTCTGCAATACAAATTAACCACACAAACATTAACAGGTGGAAATACTGAGGCGTTCTATGCTGAAGAGGGTACTTTGCCCAAATCACAAATGCTTGTCAAGATGCACCCAGATGTAACAAAGTTAGTCAAAAGATTTAATCGTTGGCATCATCATGTAAATTATGGGCCATATAAAAAAATTCCACTACTAAAAAATCATGATGCTGTCATAATAGACAGTGACATATATAAAATGAAATTAGTACCTGCTAAAAAAATAGAAAAGGATTTGTAATGCCACAAAGAGGCAGACCACCAAAACCAATAGAAGTCAAAAGAATGTTAGGGAATCCAGGGAAGCGACCTTTGCCAGAAACAAGCAATATTGTTTTACTGCCTGCTGTGAATGAAATTCCTGAACCTAATCGACCATTGTTTAAGTTTGGTCGTGAACTTTGGGATCGTGTTTGGACAATGGGTCACACTTGGTTATCGTATTCAACCGATATTGATTTGTTGTTAATTGTTTGTGAACAACTAGATGAGAGAGCGAAACTGCGAACAAAGGTTTGGAATGACGGCAGACTAGATGAACGCAAAGCATTAAGATCTTTAGAAAAACAAATTGTTGAAAACTTGTCGTTACTTGGATTTACACCAACAGATCGATCTCGACTTGGTATTGCTGAAGTTAGAAAACTATCTAAACTTGAGGCTCTGCGTGAAAAATACAAAGACTAACAAATTTGATCCTGCTTGGCTGACCCCTGTATCCAAGCAAGACTTAAAAGACTCAAGAGGTATACAGGTTGCTGATTTTATTAACACTTTTTGTGTGCAAACAAAAGATACTGTTGCAGGTCGTGCTGGTGAAAGAATTGTTTTAAGGGAATGGCAAATTGATTTATTGAAACATATTTTTGCTGTTGAAGATAACAAACTAAAACACAGATCAGCCCTCGTGGGCATGGCTCGAAAAAATGGAAAATCGGCACTGTCATCTGGTATTGCTTTGTGGGGTTTGTTTCTTGGAGAAAATGGTGGTGAAGTTTATTCTTGTGCTGCAGATAAAGATCAAGCAAAAATTGTTTTTAATGACGCTAAAAAAATGATTGAGGCAGAACCCGATCTAATGGAGCAGGTTAATCTTTACAGGGATGTAATTGAGGTTCCAGCCACAGGTTCTATTTATCGGGCATTATCTTCAGAAGCATTTACTAAAGAGGGTTTGTCACCATCACTTGTTATTTATGATGAACTACACGCTGCACCAAATCGTGAACTTTATGATGTTATGCAACTTGGTATGGCCGCAAGAAGATCTCCACTGCTTTTAGCAATTACCACTGCTGGAGTGAAATCAGATAGCACAGGTCAAGATTCAATTGCTTACAACTTGTATCAGTATGGTCAAAAGGTTGCTCGTGGGGAAGTCATAGATCCAACATTTTTTATGTCTTGGTGGGAAGCCAACGCTGACGCTGATCATCATTTGCAAAAAACATGGGAACTAGCCAACCCAGGCTTTGGTGACATTAATGACCCAGAAGATTTCAAATCAATGGTCAAGAAAACACCTGAATCAGAATTTAGAACAAAGCGTTGTAATCAATGGGTGTCATCTCAAACAGCATGGTTACCTAATGGGAGTTGGGAAAAATTGGTTGCAGAAAAAGAATTAAATCACGAAACTGAAGTTGTGCTTGGTTTTGATGGATCTTTCTCTGGTGACGCTTCTGTGATCGTTGGGGTGACGATTGAAGAACAACCACATGTTTTTTTGGTTAAGGCTTGGGAGAAACAACCAGAGGACACAGATGACTGGCGCGTGGATTCTTTAGATGTTGAAAACTCAATTATTGAAGCCTGTCAAAAATATCGGGTCAGAGAAATTGCTTGCGATCCTTTTAGGTGGCAAAGAACAATGCAAGTGTTACAAGATCTTGATTTGCCTGTTGTTGAGTGGCCATCTACATCTGCCGCAAGAATGATTAAAGCGTGCGCAAAGTTTTATGATGCCGTTGCAGGAGAAAAATTAAATCATGACGGCAATCCTTTAATCGCGCGTCATATATCAAACGCTGTTGTAAAAACAGATAGACTTGGACCACGAATCGTCAAAGAGCACAGAGGATCTCCACGAAAAATAGATGCCGCAGTTGCTAGTATTATTGCATTTGACAGGGCAACTGTTTCTCGTACAGACACAGAACCTCATGTTCCAGAGTTTTTTTATTAGGAGAAATGTTGACTTCAACAATCATTCAAGTAATTGGTTTATCAGTTTTGTCTTTAGGAGTTGGACTAATTTATCTGCCAGCAGGTATCATAGTAATTGGCGTGTCATTAGTGATTTTAGGTATTGCGATTGAGAGAAGCAAATAATGTTGAATAACCTGTTTAATTTAGGGGAACAAAGGGCAATAAGTTTTCAATCAATCTGGGGTGCAGGTGACTCATTTGCTTTCACAACTGAATCTGGCGCAAACATTGATCAAAACACCTCAATGCGTATCAGCGCATTTTATAGTTGTGTGCTTTTAATATCTGACACTATTTCAACCTTGCCTGTTGATTCTTTTATTCGCAGAGATGGTAATCGTGTTCCATATCGACCAAGACCAGCGTGGATACAAAAACCTGACATTGATTTACTCAGAAGCGAGCACTATCAACAAGTTCTAGTGTCTTTGCTTTTAGATGGCAACGCCTATGTTCGTATTTTTAGAGATGGTCGTGGAGATGTTGCAAACCTTGTTTGCTTAGATCCTACAAGAATTCAAGTTAGAAGAAATCCTGCAACTAAAAAAGTTGAATACATTATTGACAACTATGACTCTGGTGTTGTTCCAGCCTCAGAAATGTTACACATAACTGAAATAAGAAAACCTCAAGCACTTACAGGTTTAAGTCGAGTGACTGAACTAAAAGATAACTTAGGACTTGCCTCAGCATTGCAATCTTTTGCCGCAAGATTCTTTGGTCAAGGCGCAACAACTAATGGTGTTATTGAGTATCCAGGCAAATTAACTTTAGAACAAGCCAAAAATTTACAAACAGGATTCGATAACGCACACAAAGGATTTAAGAAAGCACACAAAACAGGAATCCTTGACTCAGGTGCTAAATATGTCAAAACAGGTGTAAATCCTGACGAAGCACAAATGCTTGAATCACAAAAATTTGCTATCGAACAAGTGGCAAGAATGTTCAGAATTCCACCACACATGATCGGCATTACGACTGCTGGCGCCATGTCTTATGCGAGTGTTGAACAAAACAACATAAACTTTGTTGTTCATACTCTCAGACCATACATATCTAAACTTGAAGATGCTTATTCAACATTATTGCCAAATGAAGCCTTTATGAAATTTAATGTTGATGGATTACTGCGTGGAGATTACACAACAAGAATTCAAGGTTATTCCATAGGATTACAAAGTGGCTTCTATTCTGTAAATGATGTACGCAGATTTGAGGATCTACGCCCTGTTGACAACGGTGATACTAATCGTGTGCCTTTAGCAAACATTAATCTTTCATCTTCAGATGTTGTTGAACAAGATAAAAAAGTTGCTATGGCCACAAGACTTGTTGCTGTTGGTTTTGATCCTGCACAAGTTCTTTCAGCACTTGGATTACCAAAGATGTCACATACAGGTGTTCCACCTGCAGCGTTACAGCCTGTTGTTGGTTTAGATCCTTTAGATCCAACTTCTGTATATGAGGTAAAATAATGCCTTTAGAAACAGCCCAGTATTCCATTGGTACAGCAGCCGTACAAATAATGAGTCCAAAAACAAACTCACTGCAAATAATTTTACATAACGCTAACAAATCAAGTAACACATTTATTTGGTTTGGTGGAAGCGCAGATGTCACAACTTCAACTGGCGCACATATAGATAATGCTGACACTTATCAATTGGTTTTACAGCCAGGAAATTCTTTGTGGGCAATATCTGATGGAAGCGACAGGGCTTTGCATGTTTTGTGGCAGGTTGTTTAATGCCATATTTTATTACAGATGATGGTGAGGGTTGTTCTGGTTGGGCAACTGTTAAAGAAGATGGTGAAGTGATTGGTTGTCACACAACTAAACAAGAAGCCATTGATCAGATGATTGCTGTTTCAATCGCAGAAGAAATTGAGCCAGGGGGAGAAAGACTAAAACACAATAAGAAGAAAAAAATGATGTATCGCGTATTGCCTGAAAATTACAGACCATCTTTGAGTGAAGATGTTCCTGAGGGTCGCGCTTGTGGTAATTGTATTTTTTACAAAGAAGATGATGTTAAAGAATTTGCTGATGGTGAACTTCGTGCTTGGTGTGAAAAGTGGGATGACTATGTGAATGGCGCATATTATTGCAACGCTTGGCAGATGGATGAAGAAAAAAGAGCACCTGCCCCTAAAAAAGAA